AGGAACCGCGCAACTGATGATGCCGGTAAGCGATGCCCAAGGGCGATACCGCATCGCTAACGATCTTTCGGCTGGCAAGTATCACGTCATCTGCGAAGTGTCGGAGGCGACGGCAACAAGGCGTGACAAGACGGTCAGAACGCTGATCACGTCAGCCCAGATGCTAGGCAACACAGATCCTGAAATGGCCAATGCCATGATGCTTACGGCCATGATGAACATTGACGGCGACGGCATTAACGACCTTCAGGACTGGATGCGTAAGCGGGCTATCGGGGCCGGTCTGGCCAAGCCGACGCAGGAGGAGCAAGCCGCCATTGATGAGGCTGGAAGCGAGCCTCAACAGCCGGACCCGCAAGCCTTGCTGCAACTGGCAGCAGCCAAGCAGGCCGAGGCGCTGGCAATCAAGGCCGGGGCGGATACCAAGCTATCCGAAGCCAAGGCGGTGGAAACCTTGGCAAGTGCCCAAAAGACCACGGCGGAAATAGCCGCGAAGGAACATGAGCCGAGAATGGGGCTGATGGATCGGGTTCGCGGGGTATTTGGCCAAAAGGGGAACAATTGACAATTTGGGTAACTTTTGAAACCTCAAAGCTCATCGGTGACCAGCGACCGTAACGGCTGAGGGAGCGGGAAACATGAGCGATCTGGCAGAAGACCCTGACGATCTGGAACTTGACGACATTCAGGACGACATTGAGCCTGAAGAACCGGATGACGATACAGACCAGGGCGATGATGAAGACGAGCCGGACCCGGAAGACGGGTTAGCTTTCACCTTCGAAGACGAGGCCGCGCCAGCCTCAGGCGAGCGGGATACCAGTCTGATCCGCAAGTTGCGGGCCGAACTTCGCGAAAGCAACCGTAGGCTGGCACAGGTCAGCCGGGCTCCGGAAGTGGAGCCTATCCAAGTCGGTATCAAACCAACCCTTGAGGGTTGCGGATATGACGAGGCGGTCTTCGATGAAGAATACGACCGATGGAATTTGCGGAAGGCACAGGCAGCGGCGCAAGCCGAGGCATCCCAAAAGGCAGAGGAAGCCAATAAGGCCGCATGGGCTGATGAAATGGCAGCATACGAGGGGCGCAAGAAGGCCCTTGGTGTGAAGGATTTTCAGGCATCGGAGGAGGAGGTTTCGTTAGCCTTGTCCGAGCTTCAGCAAGTGGTTCTGATCAAGGCATCGGACGATAACGCCCGTCTGATTTATGCCTTGGGGCGTTCGCCAGCCAAGCTTGCAGAGATTGCGAAGATACAAGACCCGTTCAAACTGGCGGCTGCTGTCGCGAAACTGGAAGGCCAACTGAAGGTGACCAAGACAAGCCGTAAACCGCCCGCTCCCGACGAAGCTATCCGGGGTTCCGCCCCGGCGTCTCCGGGTAATGACAGACGTTTGAAACAGCTTGAGGCTGATGCCGAAAAGACGGGTGATCGAACTGCGTTGATCCGTTACAAAAAGGCAGCGGCCCAAGCGAAGTAACGCAAGGGAAATTTGGCTATGGCCAACGCATTTACCAAACAGGAAGCGGTCATGTTTGACGACATGATTGCAGGCTTTGACGATCTGCTTGTGATCGGCAAGGCGGCGGAACTGTATGACCACGGGCAATCGCCTGAGGCCATGCAGCGGGCAGGGGATACGTTCTGGATCCCGGCTCCGATGATCTCCACCAGCTACACCGGCTTTGACCAGACGGCCAACTTTGGCGACACTACCGAACTGTCGGTCCCGGTTTCCATCGGGTATCACTATTCGGTTCCGGTGAAGTACACCGCCAAGGATCTGCGCAATACATCGGCGGTCAATAAAAAGGGCGTCGCTGCCAAGCAGAAGCTGTCTTCGGACGTGAATGCCGCCTTGTTCAACACGGTGGCTTTGCAGGGTGCGAACTTCATCAAGCGTACCACGGCACCGACCGGCTTTGACGACATCGCACTTGCCGATGCGGCCTTGACCGAAATTGGTGTCCCTTTGGCGGATCGCAAGTTCTTTTTGTCCCCCCGGACGGCTAATGCCATGGCGGGCAATCTTGCGAGCCGCGCGGAAGATACGGTTCGTTCGCGGACGGCCTATGAACAAGCCCTCATCCGCTCGGATGTGGCAGGCTTCGAGGTCTTCAAGAACGACCAGTCAATCCGCCTGACAGCCGCTACGGCGGGTGTAACGACCGTCAACGGGGCCAACCAGTATCTGGTTCCCAAGGCGATCTCCACGGCTGGTACTGGTGAAATTTCCAACTACGACAACCGCTATTCTGATCTGGTTGTTACGGCGGCGGTGTATGCCAACGCCAAGGTCGGGGATGCCTTCACCATTGCCGGGGTCAACAGCGTCCACCTTGTCACCAAGGCGGATACCGGACAGCTTCAAACCTACCGGATTGTTGCCAAGCCAGCGGCTAACACCTTCCGCGTTTATCCCGCGATCATTTCCGGCACAGGCGGAACCCGCCCTGAACTGGAATACAAAAACTGCACGGCGGCACCTGCCAACGGCGCGGCGATCACGTGGCTGAATACGGTTGCAGCGGATATGAGCCCGTTCTTCCTTAAGTCCGCTCTGCTGCTTGTTCCGGGTTCGTACTCGGTCGAAGCTTCGGACGGCTGGCTGGTCATGTCGGCCACAACTGATCTTGGTGTGAAGATCACCTATACCCGCCAAGGCGAGGTCAACGATCTGACAGTTAAAGCCCGTTGGGATATTGACTTTGGAACGTCACTGACCAATCCGCAAATGGCCGGTGTGGCGATGTTCAACCAGGTCTAACCTTAGGGCGGGAGGGTGCGGCAACCCTCCCGCTTCTTCTTGGAGGCGTTATGTCTGAACCTGTACCGACAACCATGCTTTACCGCCCCGGCTTTGCGATTAATGCGGAAGCGTGGAACATGGCCATTGAAACCCGGATCGTTAATGACGACGACATTGAAGCCGCGCTTGCCGATGGCTGGTTTATGGCGGCGGATATTATGGCGGCTCTCGAGCCTGAAAAGCCCAAGGCTAAAGCAAAGGCAACACCGGCATGATGAAACCCTTTTCCCCATCCGCCAAGGCGTCGTTCTACATCGCAAACGGTGTGGCATCATCGGCGGCTATCCTGATCCCCTACGAGGCGGAACAGGTGGTTCTTTACAACAGTTCGGCAACGGCAATTTCGTTCGTTCGTCTGTCTGCCCTTGACCTGCCTTCCGATCTTGCCGGGGCACCGGCTGCGGTTGCGGCGGGTCTGATTGCGGCACCGGGAGACTTCCCGATCCCGCCCGGTCAACTGGTTCGCGTGACCCTTCCACGGGGGCGTTACGGGTCGGCAATCACGGTCATTGCCTCTGCGGCTGATGGCAACACCTATGTCACGCCGGGGCATGGCCTGTAATGATCGTATGGCATCCCAAGGCATCGGCAACCACGCGGGTCTATGATGTAGACTGGACGGCGTTGCTTGCCGGGGATGTTATTGCATCATCGAGTGTCACGGTGGCTTCAGGTGACGCGGTGGTTGCCTCGCAAGAGGCCAAGACGTTGCCTGATGGCAGTGTCGTTGTTCGCGCGTTCATATCAGGCGGCACAAGCGGGACCACGAGCGTTTTTGACGTTGGAGTGATTACGGCGACCGGACAAGATCTTGCCTTGCAGGCGAGCTTGCTTGTCGATGATGCGGTAGCCTTGGAGCCTGCGACTACGACTAAGCGGGCCGTGATCGAAATGGCCTATGAAGAGCTTGCCCTTGCCGGGTATGCCTTCGACCAGACGCCGGATGAGCTGTTTACGGCCTTGCGTCGCCTTGATGCGCTTATGGCGATGTGGGAGGGGCCGGGTGTCGGGATTGATCTGGGTTACAACGCACCGGCGATCATCGGCGGGGGCGATCTGGATGAGGCGTCCGGCATCCCCGATTGGGCCTTACAGCCCGTGGTCATCTCGCTGGCCCTTCGCATCATGCCAACGATCGGCAAGACCATGAGCGCGGAAACGCGGGCGGCTTTGGCGGCGGGAATGCAGGCCTTGCGTAATGGGGGAACCCGGATACCCGAGAGGGCGCTTCCGGTAAATACGGCATGGGGGTCGGGTAACCGGCGCTGGAGGTTTGGCTAATGCCGAATATCCCCATTCTGCGGGGCATTTATAGCGATCAAGCCGCACGGCTTCGCACGAGCTACCCGATCAATCTTGAGCCGATCATCACCGATAGCGGCATTTCGGAAGGCTAT